GACAAGTACTAGATGCTAAGGTTTTAAACGCTTATGCTATCAATGTAACACTAGGAACAAGTGCAGTATTCTACTATCAGCTATTCTCTGAGAATGTAGACCTAACACTTGGTATGCAAGTAGCTCAAGGTAATCTAACAATGACAGGTGAAGCATACGCTCAGTGGGAAGTGGACTCATACGCATGGGATTGGGTTGCAGGTCAACTGAACCTAACCATTACAGGTGACTATGTACCACCAGTACCTCCTGCTCCTGAGCCTACTCCAACTCCTGAACCTGTAACCGCTGAATAATCATGGCAACTATTAGCTCATACTCAACAGATAACTCAGTCTCCTATAACGACAAGTTGATTGGAACTGATGCTGAAGACAGCAACAAGACTAAGAACTTTACCATCGGAAGCATTCTATCACTACCTCTACCATCTGTGCCTGTATACGCTAATAACGCAGCAGCTATTGCGGGTGGTCTTGTACCTGGTAACGTGTATCGAATAACTGGTGGTGGGCAACTAGGGGTGGTATATACTCCTTAATTCTACTCAATAAAATTTAATCTAATGGACATAAGAAAAATATCAGTAGGACCAGATTATAAGGGTAGCTCCATGCACTACATTGTAGGGCAAAAAATACTTAATGATGCGTACGAAATAGAGGCTATCCTTTTTAATGTTGACTTAGGATCAATACGTGTTTATATTAGAAACGAAAAGAATGAGACTTTGATGTGGAAGGAATTCAACCACAACATGCCTATTGCTATTGAATATAATATAAACTACTAATGCAATCCCCATTTGATTTTATCGTGAAGCCAATCAATGGTGAGCGATATAATAACACCAAGGATATTGGTGGCATTGAGCTAATTGTCAACACATCAGAGGAGGACTACAAGTTCTCCAACAGATATGCTGAGGTGATTGAGGTACCTTATCGATACAATGGTCCTGTACAGGTAGGTGATATCCTATTAGTACACCACAATGTATTTAAGTTCTACAACGACATAAGAGGTAAGCGTAAGAGTGGTCGTGCATTTTTTAGAGACGATAAGTTCTTCATTGAGCCTGATCAGTTTTTCATGTACCGTAGGAACGGCACGTGGAACACCTATGATCGCTACTGCTTTGTCAAGCCTATTCTGGCAATTGATAGTTACATCATGAAGCCATTCACTCACGAGCCTCTCATGGGGGAGATGGTCTACCCTAACGATTACCTAATATCACAAGGTGTGAAAGCAGGTGACAAAGTATGCTTCAAGCCAGACAGTGAATATGAGTTTGATGTGGATGGGGAGAAGCTGTACAGAATGTTTGACCATCAAATAACCATGGTGCTATGAACTATCTATTTACTAAAGACAATGTTTTATCGGATCCAGATGCGTACGTTAAAGAGATTTATTGTGGTGAGTTTATTGACGTTCCAGATGGAGATAAGACGTTTAAGAACATCCAACCTAGAAAAGATGATGAGTTCTCTAAAGTAGTAATTGAGTACTTTGGATCTAAGTTTGATATTGCATACAACTTTGTACGTATGTCTCCTTATGGTCAAGAGGAACCTAACTACATACACTCTGATGAAATGATGGGGGACTTAACTGTAATCCTTTATCTTAGCAAGGAACATCCTGACAATGATGGTACAACAATGTACGACTCAGAAGAGAAACCATCTTGTGTGGTTTATTCTAAGTACAACCGTATGTTATCCTTTACTTCACATGTTAGGCATAGCAGGAACATATTTGATAATTTTGGTGAAGGTCAATCTTCTAGATTGATTCAAGTTATATTCTTAAAGAGAAAATAATGAGAGATCCTAAAGACATAAAGCTAAAGATTATTGAGGCAGGTCATCAGGCTGTTGAGCAGCTTATTAAGGTTGCCAAGGAGGCAATAATAAAGCCAGAGGATGAAAGTGAGCTATCTGCGGATAGGCTAAAGAATGCAGCGGCTACAAAGAAGTTAGCCATCTTTGATGCCTTTGAGATTCTCAATAGGATAGAGGCAGAGCGTGAAGCTCTTGAGATGTTAGACAAAGGAGTAAATAGAACAGATACCAAACAAGGTTTTGCAGAGCGAAGGTCTATATCGAATCGTTAAGGACCATGTCCCACAGAACGCTATCAGTAAAAAGAATAGCGGAAGGTCATGGTTGTGCGGCTATAATGAGCAGTACGACATGGTAGTTATATCTAGGACCGGACAGATCGGAGAGATAGTCAACATACAAGGATTGATTGTGGCGTTGCCTGCTGTGCCTAGTGATGTATTCAAGAGGTCAGATAAAGCATCACAGCAATACTGGGAAAGACAAGAGTTACCTAAGGATCTATTAAAGATACAGTCAATCTTCCATTGGAACGAGATGCCTGCTGAGTTTAAGGACAGGTGGGTGGACTACATTGAGTCTGAGTTTAACAGACGTGAGGAAGGAATGTGGTTCATGAACAATGGCATACCTACCTACATTACTGGGGCCCACTACATGTACTTGCAGTGGTCTAGTATTGACGTAGGATATGCAGACTATCGTGAGGCTAACCGTATATTCTTTATATTCTGGGAGGCATGTAGAGCAGACCCTAGATCATTCGGTATGATTTACCTAAAGATTAGACGCTCAGGGTTCTCGTTCATGTCATCATCTGAGTGCGTTAACATAGCCACTCTTGCTCGTGACTCTCGTGTTGGTATACTATCTAAGACAGGAGCCGATGCTAAGAAGATGTTCACTGATAAGGTGGTCCCAATAAATAGCAGGCTACCATTTTTCTTTAGACCTATTATGGATGGTATGGACAAGCCAAAGACTGAGCTTGCGTACCGGGTTCCAGCATCTAAGATTACAAAGAAGAACATGGCTAATGCTTCTGAGAGTGAGGTGATTGGTCTTGATACAACGATTGACTGGAAGAACACTGAGGAGAACTCTTATGATGGTGAGAAGCTACTATTCTTAGCACATGATGAGAGTGCTAAATGGACTAAGCCAAACAACATTCTAAACAACTGGCGAGTAACCAAGACCTGTCTTAGGGTGGGTAGTAAAATTATTGGCAAGTGCATGATGGGATCTACATCGAATGCATTGAGCAAAGGTGGAGACAACTATAAGAAACTATATGAGGACTCAAATGTGGTTAGCAGAAACGCTAACGGACAAACTAAGAGCGGTCTATACGCTTTGTTTATACCGATGGAGTGGAACATGGAGGGCTTTATCGATAGGTATGGCATGCCTGTGGTTCGAAAGCCTGTTAATCCTGTTCTTGGTGTTGATGGGCAGATGATTAAGAATGGAGCGATTGACTATTGGGAGGCTGAGGTTGAGTCATTGAAGAATGATGCCGATGCACTTAATGAGTTCTATCGTCAGTTCCCTCGTACTGAGAGCCACGCATTCAGGGATGAGAGCAAGTCATCTATATTTAACTTGACAAAGATCTATCAGCAAATAGACTACAATGATTCAGTGATAGAGGCACAGATGGTTACACGTGGATCCTTTCATTGGAAGGATGGTATCAAGGACAGCAAGGTTATATGGACCCCTGACTCTAGGGGTAGATTCTTAATTAATTGGGTACCTCCACTGCACATGCAGAACAATGTATCTACAAGGAATGGTATTAAGTATCCGGGTAATGAACACCTAGGATCCTTTGGATGTGACCCTTATGATATATCAGCAGTTGTTGGTGGACGTGGATCTAATGGTTCGTTGCATGGTATGACTAAGTACCACATGGATGATGCTCCTGTGAACCAGTTCTTCTTAGAGTACATAGCTAGGCCACAGACTGCGGAGATATTCTTTGAGGAGGTTCTGATGGCTTGTGTGTTCTATGGCATGCCTATGCTTGCAGAGAATAATAAAGCTCGTATATTATATCACTTTAAGAACAGAGGGTATAGAGCATTCTCATTAAATAGACCTGACCGTTCATTAAATAAACTAAGTAAGACTGAGCGAGAGCTTGGTGGTATACCTAACTCTTCGGAGGAAGTTAAGCAGTCTCATGCTTCTGCTATTGAGTCGTACATTGAGAAGTTTGTTGGTTTTGATTTAGCTAATAGTTATAGATCATCAGATGAAATAGGGACGATGCCGTTCACTAGGACACTTGAAGACTGGGCAAAGTTTGATATTAATGATAGAACAAAGCACGATGCATCAATCAGTTCAGGCTTAGCTATAATGGCAAATCAAAAACACGTATATTTACCGGAGAAAAAAGAATCGAAAATTAGTGTTAATTTCGCAAAGTACGCTAACACTGGAAATCAAAGTAAAATTATTAGATGAAAGATGTCGTAGTCAATATATCATCAACCGCATTTCCAAGTCAGTTCGTATCTGATTCGGAGAAAGCTACCCCTGAGTTTGGTCTTCAGGTAGGCCAAGCGATACAGTATGAGTGGTTTCGGAAAGATGGTAGTCAATGCAGATATTATAACCAATGGAACGAGTTTAATCGACTGCGTTTGTACGCAAGAGGTGAGCAGTCCGTTCAGAAATATAAGAATGAGTTAGCCATCAATGGTGACTTGTCTTATCTAAACCTTGACTGGACTCCAGTTCCTATTCTTCCAAAGTTCGTTGACATTGTTGTCAATGGAATGAGTGATAGACTATTTAAGGTTAAGGCGTACGCACAGGACGCTATGTCTCAGGCTAAGAGAAGTAAGTACCAAGACATGATTGAGGGCCAAATGGTTGCCAAGGATGTGTTGAGTATTATACAAGACGAGACTGGAGTCGATCCATTTATAATGAACCCAGATGAGCTGCCTCAGACTGACGAGGAGCTATCACTATACATGCAGCTTAAGTATAAGCCTGCAATTGAGATTGCCGAAGAGGAGGCTATCAATACTATTTTTGATGAGAACCACTACCAAGATACACGTAAGCGTATTGACTACGACTTAACTGTATTAGGTATTGGTATGGCTAAGCATCAGTTTCTACCTGGGGCTGGCGTTGAGGTGTCTTATGTAGATCCAGCAAATGTGGTGTACAGTTACACTGAGGACCCATTTTTTCAGGACTGCTTCTACTGGGGAGAGATTAAGACTCTTCCTATGACTGAGCTATTAAAGATTGATCCTACACTCACTCGTGAGGATATGGAGGAAATCTCAAAGTACTCTCAGAGCTGGTATGATTATTACAACACTGCTAGATTCTACGAGAACAGTTTGTTCTATCGTGATACTTGCACGCTTCTTTACTTCAACTATAAGACCACAAAAAAGATGGTCTACAAGAAGAAGATACTTGAAGGTGGTGGATCTAGAGTAATTGAGAAGGATGATACTTTTAATCCTCCTGTTGAGATGATGGAGGAAGGTCGGTTTGAGAAAATCGAAAAGACCATTGATGTATGGTATGATGGTGTCATGGTAATGGGTACCAACTTCTTGTTGAAGTGGGAGCTTTCAGAGAACATGGTTAGACCTAAGTCTGCTTCACAGCATGCAATACCAAACTACGTTGCCGTAGCACCACGTATGTACAAAGGGGCTATTGAGTCATTAGTTAGAAGGATGATCCCTTTTGCTGACTTGATTCAGTTGACTCACTTGAAGCTACAGCAGGTCATTGCACGTACTGTACCAGATGGTGTATTCATTGATGCGGATGGATTGAATGAGGTTGACTTGGGAACAGGTGCGGCTTACAATCCTGAGGATGCGTTAAGACTTTACTTCCAGACAGGTAGTGTTATTGGACGTAGTTACACTCAGGATGGTGAATACAACCATGCTCGTGTCCCTGTTCAGCAGTTGACATCTAACTCAGGAGCATCTAAAACTCAGATGCTTATTGCTAATTACAATCACTACCTTGATATGATTCGGTCTGTGACTGGATTGAATGAGGCCAGGGATGGATCAACTCCTGACTCTAACGCATTGGTAGGTGTACAAAAGTTGGCTGCACTTAATTCTAACACTGCTACTCGTCATATCCTAGAGAGTGGTCTATTTATTTATAGATCACTTGCTGAGTCACTTACTTATCGTGTTGCTGATATTCTTCAGTATGCTGACTTTAAGGATGACTTTGCAAATAAGATTGGTAAGTACAATGTATCTATTTTGAATGACATCAAAGATCTTTACATCTACGACTTTGGTATCTTTATTGAGATTGCACCAGATGAAGAGCAGAAGGCTCAACTTGAGCAGAACATTCAGATGGCATTATCTAAGGGAGACATTAATCTTGAGGATGCTATTGATATTAGAGAGATTAAGAACTTAAAGCTTGCCAACCAGTTACTGAAACTTAAGAGAGTTAAGAAGCAGGAGTACCAAGAAAAGATTACAATGCAGCAACAGGCCATGCAGGCACAGCAACAAATGCAGGTTCAAGAGATGGCTGCTCAAGCTGCTATTCAAAAAATTCAACTTGAATCTCAGGCAAAGATGCAGTTGAAGCAAGCAGAGGTAGCGTTCGAGATTGAGAAACTTAAGGCTGAAGCTGATCTTAAAAAGATGTTGATGGCTGAAGAGTTTGGTTATCAGATGCAGATTGCTGGAATTAAGGAGAATGCTCTTGCTGATAGAGACGTGATGAAGGAGGATTCTAAGGCTAAGAGAATTAGTCAACAAAATTCTGAGCAGTCTAAGTTGATTAATCAGAGGAAGAATAACTTACCTCCATTAAACTTTGAGTCAAATGAAGATACGCTTGATGGGTTCGACATGGCAGAGTTTGAGCCACGTTAAAAAAAAATATATATTTGTAACATAAAATCTAATTAAATGGAAATTAAAGTAAGATCACTAGATGCAGTTGAGCAAAAGAGCATGCAGGAAGTTGAGCAAGAATTGCTCGACAAGCATGAAAGAGAACTCAATGGAGAAGTACAAAGTGGAGTTGTGTTGGATACTTCTAGTATTGACAATGCAGCTAACGGTAGCCTTCATGAAGATGAAGAACTATCTGAAGAAAAAGTTCTTTCATATATAGGTAAGAGATACAATAAGCAAATCAACTCATTTGATGATTTGATTCAGCAACGAGAAAGCAATGATGAATTGCCAGAAGATGTTGCTACTTATTTGAAGTACAAGAAGGAAACAGGACGAGGTTTCGAAGATTTCTTAATGCTTAAGAAAGATTACGATGCTATGGATCCTGATAACCTTCTTAGAGATTACCTTGCTGTTACACAGGAAGGTCTTGATGATGAAGACATTAGTACTCTCATGGAGGAGTATAGCTATGACGAAGATGTTGATGATGATTCAAGAATCAAGCGTGTAAAGATTGCAAGAAAAAAAGCTATTGCGGAAGCTAAGAACTATTTTAATTCTCAGAAAGAGAAATATAAGCTGCCTCTTGAGTCAAGTGGCATGGGCTTATCTCCAGAAGAGAAGGAAGAGTTTGAGTCTTATCGTCAATATACAAAAGAGTCGAAGACTGTACAGGAAGAGAATGATCGGAAGCGTAAATGGTTTGAGCAAAAAACAGATGAAGTCTTTAGTAAAGATTTTACAGGATTTGAATTCAACATTAACGATAAGAAGATTTCATTTGCTCCGGGATCAGCAGCTGAATTGAAAAGTATTCAGTCAAGTCCAATGAACTTTGTTAATAAGTATTTGGATGAAACTGGATTAGTTAAGGATGCCGCAGGATACCACAGGTCTTTGGCAATAGCAATGAATCCTGAAAGGTTTGCTAAGTTCTTCTATGAGCAAGGGCAAGCTGATGCTACTGATGACGTTTTACGTAAGACCAAAAATATAAATATGTCTGAGCGTAGAGCTCCAGAGGTTGTTAACAAAGGAGGAATGCAGGTGAAGGCGGTTGCACCAGACTCTGGAAGTAGTCTAAAGATTCGCAGTATTAAAAAAATGTAACAACTAAAAACAAAACAAAACAATGCCAGTATTATCATCCCCTGGGTTCCAGTTGCAGCCAAGTGCTGAGCAGGTCCCTTTATCAACTAACTACATTACCAACTTTGACTTCTTGAACCAGTATCTTCCTGATACTTACGAGAAAGAATTCGAACGTTACGGTAATCGTACTGTAGCTTCTTTCCTAAGAATGGTAGGAGCTGAAATGCCATCCAACTCTGACATGATCAAGTGGGCTGAGCAAGGTCGTTTGCATACTAAGTATGTGAACTGTGATTCTAACGCAGCTGCTACTGCTGACACCGCTACTATTACTGTAAATGATTCTAACGTAAGTGGAATTGCTATCCGTGTTGGACAGACTGTATTTGTTTCTGAAAACAGCACAGGTCTTTCTAACAAGGGTATCGTTACTGCTGTAAACACAACCAATGATACATTTGATGTAGCTTACTACGAAGGTGGTGGACAGACTTTCCCGGGCACTAACCCTCTTTCTGTATGGATCTATGGTTCTGAGTTCAAGAAAGGAACTAACGGAATGATCGGTTCATTGGAAGCTGAAGACGAAATCTTCGACAACTCTCCAATCATCATCAAGGACAAGTACGCAGTATCTGGTTCTGACATGGCTCAGATTGGATGGGTAGAAGTAACTACCGAGAATGGTGCTACTGGATACCTTTGGTATTTGAAGTCTGAGCACGAGACTCGTCTACGTTTCGAGGACTACCTTGAGACTGCAATGATTGAAGCAGTTCCTGCTGAGGCTAACTCAGGTGTAGCAACTCAAACTGCTAACTCTCAAGTTGGTAACAAAGGTTCTGAAGGTATCTTCTACGTTGTGAACAACAGAGGTAACGTATGGGGTGGTGGTAACCCAACTACTCTTTCTGATTTTGATAGCATCATCTCTCGTCTTGATAAGCAGGGATCTATCGAAGAGAACGTAATCTTCGTTAACAGAGCATTCAGCTTTGACATCGATGATATGTTGGCAGCTCAGAACAGCTACGGTGCAGGCGGTACTTCTTATGGTCTATTTGACAATGATAAGGACATGGCCTTGAATCTTGGTTTCACTGGATTCCGCAGAGGTTATGACTTCTACAAGTCTGACTGGAAGTACTTGAACGATCCAACCATGCGTGGTGGTTTGCCAACTGGAGGACTAGCAACTGGTACCGTAACTGGTCTATTGGTTCCTGCTGGATCTACTACTGTGTATGACCAAATCCTTGGTAAGAACGCTAAGCGTCCATTCTTGCACGTACGTTACAGAGCTTCTGAGACTGAAGATAGACGTTACAAGACTTGGATCACTGGTTCTGCTGGTGGTGCACAGACTAGCGATCTCGATGCAATGGAGGTAAACTTCTTGTCTGAGCGTTGTGTATGTACCC